AGGATCTGGTCAAGAGCCGATAACACCAATTTCTTCCGCGTAGGAGAGAATGGTGTTGCGTCGGTCGAGACGACGACAATCATGTCGCGTTTCGACTGAAGTGACACGGTGGGTGGCGGCCTGCCAGCCCCCCGTGTCTGTGAGAGTATACCGATGCAGAACACCTGTCGTGTACCCTCTACCCTCTTGACTTTGTCCATGACAGAGCCTAAGAGGGAGCCCACCCAGTTATCCTGGGTGTGGTCGTTCAAGGTGCCCCTTAGGGCATGCATCTTGAACGTTTTCCTACTCTTCTTTAGTTGAGAGTAGGAAGTGATGAGGTTCAACCCTTCGGTTGTTACCTCACCATCAAGGAATTCATCTCCCAGCAGGAGAGAGATTCCTTGGAGTGTGAAAAGGTCAAATCTTTCCCAATTCCACACTTCTTCGGGATAACACAGATATCTCTGTAAGAATATCCCGTCGACGGTTTTTAAGAGCTCAATGAGCCTTATACACCGTTTCTTCTTCGACCTAACCTCGGTTGGGTTCGTAAGAAGACGAGCACGTGTCCCCACACTTAGTAAAGGATCGTGCTTACCTGATATGAAGTGTAATATTCTTCGTTTCAGGTTCACGGCAAAAGAATGATAAATCGAACTTTTGTCGCGTGCATACATCCATAGGGCATTGCCCCAGTGTGTATGCGAGCGCAAGATATACGACGATGCGTGGTGATCTTGCACGTCCCAGAAGTGAATTTTATTTCGCACCTGGGATGCGAAGTCCTTGCCGAACAGGTTCGGACTTAGCTTATCCTGGAGACGATAACCGTCGCCATTCCAGGATATTACGGACGGTAGTGGCTTGCCACTGCAGTCCGCATATACGAGGCCCGCATGGATTTTCCATGGGTCCTCGTACTTTACCCTTGTTAGCCGTTTGGTTGGCAAGGGTAAGTCGCCTCCCTCTCCCCTCGAGGAGAGGTAAGGCGATAAGTCCTGGCTTTGAGGTTCCTCTAGACCAGGACTTTCATACGAGTCGCTATATGCGGTTTTGTATGAGGATTCTGTTTGGGATAAAATCCCAGATAAGGATTCATCGGGTCGTAACCCGAGATCGGAGACTAATCCTGCCTCCGGTTCGCTCTCAATCTCAAAACCTGATTTTAAGAGCGATTGCCGTTCCCGACCAACACTGGCGGATCCGGCAAATTTCAACGCTAGCGCGCTTGGCGCTTGCTTCGTTGAAATGAAGTGCCTTCCGGATACGTAATCCTTGAGCGCTTCTGGTGCAATGGGTGGCGGTGCCGCCCTATTGAACCACAGCCGCACATCACGAACTTGTTCGAGTATGCGGCTGCAGATGATAACATTCCCTGGATACAGAGAGTTAAC